ACATGGGAATGGTTCAAATGGTAATGGTAATGGTGGTAACCAGTCTAGCAATGGTGGGAGTTCTAACGGCTCTAATGGTGGTGGAGGAGTAAGTGAATCCACATACATACCAAGAAGAACAGGAAATATAGTAACCGCAATGTTGGCGTGGAGAGGAAGTCAGTACAGTCTTCAAATGTTTTTTCCCCACATCAAAACCCCCTCACGCAGAGTAGTACAGGATCAAGTGAGAAAAGTGTATCCTAATGCTAAACTCTGGAATTACAAAGTTTCGGACTATGACCCAGGAGAACCACTCCTCCAAGTCGGAGGAAAATAAAACTAAAGATTTAGAGAAGAAAGTAGATCAATTAGAAAGAACATTAGAATTAGTAAAAAAAACCCTAGATCATGACAAAGAAATGAAATTACAACAACCTAAAGAATTTGGAAAATATGAAATGACTTAATTATGGATGACATTTATTTAGGTAATCCCAATCTAAAAAAAGCAAATGTTCAGCAGGAGTTTACTGCCGAACAAATTTTAGAATTTCAAAAATGTGCTCAAGATCCCGTATATTTTGCTAAAACTTATATGAAGATTGTTTCTCTTGATGAGGGACTTGTTCAGTTTTCACCTTATGACTTTCAAGAGAAATTAATTAAAAATTTTCACGAGAATAGATTTAATATATGTAAGATGCCTAGACAGACGGGTAAGTCTACTACGTCGGTATCATACTTACTACATTACATTGTTTTTAATGATAGTGTTAATGTTGGTATTCTTGCAAACAAAGCAGCCACTGCTAGAGACTTGTTAGGTAGACTTCAGACTGCATATGAGAATTTACCTAGATGGATGCAGCAAGGAATTATATCATGGAATAAAGGTTCTTTGGAGTTAGAAAATGGTAGTAAAATCTTGGCAGCTTCTACTTCTGCTAGTGCTGTTAGGGGTATGTCTTTCAATATCCTATTCTTGGATGAGTTTGCTTTTGTACCCAATCACATCGCTGAAGCTTTCTTTTCTAGTGTTTATCCTACTATTACTTCTGGTAAGACAACTAAAGTCATAATGGTTTCAACCCCTCATGGGATGAACCACTTTTATAGATATTGGCATGATGCAGAAAGAGGAAAGAATGAATATATCCCAACTGATGTGCATTGGTCTCAAGTTCCTGGTAGAGATGATGCGTGGAAAAAACAAACTATTGCTAACACATCCGAACAACAATTTAAGATTGAGTTTGAGTGTGAGTTTTTAGGATCTGTTGATACTCTCATCAACCCATCTAAACTTAGAACTTTAGTATATGACCATCCAATGACCAGAAGTGCTGGTTTGGACATATATGAAAATCCAGTCAAAGGTCATGATTATCTAATGACTGTTGACGTTGCAAGGGGAGTAGCAGAAGATTATTCTGCATTTGTTCTTATTGATATTACAGAGTTCCCCCATAAGATTGTAGGTAAGTATAGAAATAATGAAATAAAACCAATATTGTTTCCTAATGTGATATGGGAAGTTGCAAAGAAATATAATAATTCATTTATTTTATGTGAGGTAAATGATATTGGAGATCAAGTAGCATCTATTATTCATTATGATTTAGAATATGAAAATCTTCTCATGGCATCTATGAGAGGAAGAGCAGGTCAAGTCATTGGTCAAGGTTTTTCTGGTAAGAAGACTCAAATGGGAGTCAAGATGTCTAAGACTGTTAAGAAAGTTGGATCATTAAACTTAAAGGCACTTATCGAAGCAGATAAGATTATATTTAAAGATTATGAGATTATCTCTGAATTAACAACATTTATTCAGAAGCATAATTCATTTGAGGCAGAAGAAGGATGTAATGATGATCTTGCAATGTGTTTAGTCATATATGCATGGTTAGTTCAGAATGATTATTTTAAGGAATTAACTGATCAAGATGTCCGTAAGAGATTATATGACGAACAGAAAAATCAAATAGAACAAGATATGGCACCATTTGGATTTATGGATGATGGATTGGATAGTGATAGTTTTACTGATGCTGATGGTGATAGATGGTTCCAAGGATCAAAAGCAGGTGACGAGTATGGTGACATGTCGCATATGTGGGAGTATATGTAATGAAAGGTTACACCAAAGAAGATATTAAAAGGATCTTGGGGTCTTCTTGGCCACAAATGCCTGAAGATCATGAGACTGGTAATCAGTTAAGAAGACGAAAGGGTAGGGAGATGAGAGAAGGGAAAAGACCTTATCCCACATACCCTGCAAAGAAGGTAGGTCCAAACTTTGATGAGAATGGAAAATATATTTACCCACCAGGTTCTGGATTTAATTATATGGAGAGATTAGATCCTAATTCTGAATGGGGTGGTAAAGTATCATAATGGAATTTGATGACAAGCAATTAAAACTGGGGCATTTATTGCTTGTTAATAGAAAGTGTAGAGTATGTGGAGAAGAGAAGAATTTAATAGATGGTTTTTATAGAACTAGAAAAAGTAGAGGTGCAGTTGCTTCATCATATTCATATGAGTGTAAGATTTGTACAGTAAGAAGAATAGTAGAGACTAGAAAAAAGAAAGCATTTAGTGATTGGTTATATCCTGATTGGTAGTGTTCACTCCAAGTTTCCCCAATGAAAATAGCCTTTTTAATAAATATTTTCAGATAAACTGAGACTACGGAGAAAAACATGGCCACTCCTCAATTATCTCCTGGAGTACTGGTAAGGGAGGTTGATTTAACCATAGGAAGAGCAGAGAATGTATTAGATAACATCGGTGCCATTGCTGGTCCGTTTGAAATTGGACCTGTTGATGACATCATTGAAATAAGCACAGAAGATCAATTAGTTAATACCTTTGGTAAACCAATAGGAACTGATGCACAGTATCAATACTGGATGGCAGCATCTTCATACCTATCATACGGTGGAGTTCTTAAAGTAGTCCGAACTGCTGGTGGAAACCTAAACAACGCAAATGCTGGTGTTGGTATTGCGTCCACTACAACTTTACAGATTTATAACTACGACGATTATTTAAATAATCATCAAAGTGATGCAACATTTACTTATGCTACTAAAAACCCAGGTACATGGGGTAATGGTCTTAAAGTATGTCAGATAGACAATGCTGCAGACCAAGTAATTGGTGTTGCAACTGGTAACCTTTATCTTGCTGGTGCTCGTGTTGGATTTGGTATTACTGCCAATATAGATGGAGCAATTGTTCCAGGTATTGGAACAACTGGTGGATTCACTGGATATCTTAAAGGAATTATTACTGGTGTTTCTACTGCAACAGGAACTGGTAATACTATGTCAACAATTGATGTTAAGATTACATCAAGAGTTTCTGAAATTGCAGGTGTTACATCCTACTATCCAATTGATTATGCTGAAGGTAATAGCATAACAGCATTTAGTAAGACATCTGCATGTCAATTTATTAACAATTCGGGTATTAAGACTGGTCACACTGCTAATCCTGTTATCAATTCTGCTATAGATTGGTACGATGAGCAAACATTAGGTCTTGATAATGCCACTGTTTACTGGAAGACGTTAGCACCTAAACCACTTAGCAGTAATTATGTTACTGAAAGAAATGGTAAGAATGATGGATTACACGTAGTTCTAGTTGATGATGAAGGTAGACTTACTGGAATTAAAGGAAATATTGTAGAGAAGCACCTTAACCTTTCTAAGGCAAAGGATGCAGTTTCTTCAGTTAATCCACCACAAAAAGTATACTATAAAGATTATCTTTCAGTTTACTCTGACAATCTTTACGCAGGTAAGAACCCATCTGCAGCAGCTGATTCTTACTTCGGCACTGCACCATTAGCAACTGGATTCTCAACAGCCTTCACTCCTGTTACAACTGGAGATGGTTTATGGGGTCTAGATGCACAGGATGTTACTTATTCTGCACTAGGTAACGTAAGTTACAAACTTCTATATGGACAAGATTATGGTTCAATTCCATCTGGAGAAGTAAAAGGTGGAATGAAGGCTACATTAGCAGACCTAATGACTTCATATAGATTATTCTCTAATAAAGATGAAGTTCAAGTTGATTACCTCATCATGGGTCCAGGATGTGATACAGAATCTGATTCTCAAGCAAAAGCAAATCAATTGCTTTCAATTGCTGGAAATAGAAAAGACTGTATGGCAACAATTAGTCCACATAGGGCAAATGTTGTTAACATCACTAACACTGAAACACAGACTGAGAATGTAATTAACTTCTTCGGTCCACTACAATCTTCTTCATATGGTGTATTTGATAGTGGATATAAGTACACTTATGATAGATTTAATAACGTATTCCGTTATGTTCCATGTAATGGAGACGTTGCTGGTCTAATGTGTCGCACAAATATCGTTGCTTATCCTTGGTTCTCACCTGCTGGACAGCAAAGAGGTGTTATAAACAATGCAGTTAAACTTGCATATAACCCAAGTAAGACACAAAGAGACAGACTTTATCCTCAAAGAATTAACTCCTTTATTACCACACCTGGTATTGGAACACTTCTCTTCGGTGATAAAACTGCACTTGGATATGCATCAGCATTTGATCGCATTAACGTTCGTCGTTTATTCCTTACAATTGAGCAAGCATTGCAGAAAGCAGCAGAAGCTCAACTATTTGAACTCAACGATGAGTTAACAAGAGCAAACTTCCGCAATATTGTGGAACCATACCTACGTGACGTTCAGGCTAAGAGAGGACTTTATGGATTCCTCGTTGTTTGTGACACTACAAACAATACACCTGATGTTATTGATAATAACGAATTCCGAGCAGACATCTTCCTGAAGCCTGCAAAGTCTATCAACTACGTTACCTTGACTTTCGTTGCTACCAGAACTGGTATCAGCTTTGAAGAAGTCGCAGGTAGAGTTTAAGTTCTAGCTCTAAATATAAACAGGAGGAATTAATCAATGGCATCAACCAGAGCAAACAGAAACATTTCGCAATTTAAGTCTAAACTAATAGGTGGCGGTGCTAGGCCGAATTTATTTGAAGTTGAACTAACTACGTTACCACCTAACGTAGTTTCAAATTGGGATGCTGAAGTTTTCAGTTTTATGTGTAAGGGAGCAAATTTACCTGCACAAACTATTGCAAATGTAGACATCCCATTCAGAGGTCGAATTTTTAAAGTTGCTGGAGATAGAACAATTGAACCTTGGACTATTACTATCATCAACGATGAAGATTTTAGATTTAGAAACGCATTTGAAAATTGGACACAGCAAATTGCTAACTTAGATGATAATTTAGGAACAACTGATCCTAGTGCTTATATGACCAATGCTAAAGTTTATCAACTTGGTAGAGGATCAGAAAAAAGCAGTCAAAATAGTAGTGGAGAGGAAAATGTAGTACTTAAAGAGTATGAATTTATTGATATATTTCCAACAAGTGTTTCAGCTATTGACTTATCTTACGATACAGGTGATACTATAGAAGAGTTTACTGTTGAGTTCCAAGTTCAATCTCTACGATTAACAGGGGCTGGACAACCTAACTAAATAGTAAAAAAGTTTCGTAATCATGGCAAAACTCTTTGGGTTCTCAATTGAGGACACCGACGAACAATCACTACCCCCAAGTGCGGTCTCTCCCGTTCCTCCTAATAACGAGGACGGGAATGATCATTATTTGAGTAGTGGTTTTTTTGGTTCTTATGTAGATATTGAAGGTGTATATAGAACAGAGTTTGACCTAATTAAAAGATATCGTGAGATGGCGCTTCATCCTGAAGCAGATAGTGCAATTGAAGATATTATAAGTGAAGCATTAGTATCAGATACAAACGATAGTCCTGTAGAGATTAATTTAGATAATCTTAATGCAAGTGATGGTATTAAGGATAAGGTTAGAGATGCTTTTAAATTTATCAAAGATTTATTAGATTTTGATAAAAAAGCACATGAGATTTATAGAAATTGGTATGTAGATGGTAGATTATATTATCATAAAATAATAGATTTAAAGAATCCCGAAGCAGGAATACAAGAATTAAGATATATTGACGCAATGAAAATGCGTTATGTAAGACAGCAGAAAAAGAATAAAGATGATAAGTATAGGGTTACTAACCAAACTAGTGGAAACCCAATGGATTTTGAGTTTCCAGAGATAGAAGAGTATTTCATGTATACTCCAAAACAAACATATCCTGTTGGTAATGCATCTCCAATGGGTGGAAATACAGGAATTAAAATTACAAAAGATGCAATAACATACTGTACATCTGGTTTAGTAGATAGAAATAAAGGAACTACATTATCTTATTTGCATAAAGCAATCAAATCTCTTAACCAATTAAGGATGATTGAGGATAGTTTAGTCATATATAGACTATCCCGTGCTCCAGAGCGCAGGATTTTCTACATTGATGTAGGAAACTTACCGAAGGTCAAAGCAGAGCAATACCTCCGTGACGTGATGATGAGATATCGGAACAAACTTGTCTACAATGCTGACACAGGAGAAGTCCGAGATGACAAGAAGTACATGGCAATGCTTGAAGATTTCTGGCTCCCTAGAAGGGAAGGAGGTCGTGGTACTGAAATTTCTACTCTTCCAGGAGGTCAAAACCTTGGAGAGATCACGGATATTGAGT